CCCGAGTCCTATATATTTTCCACCATCATTTGTTACCCAATCATGTATACTTCTACAAACACCTAAGAATGATGCAGTAATATACTTTGTCCATCCTCCAATCTTTTCCACAAAGCCTTTACGGAAACGTACCTTGTCAGCATCATACCATGTTCCTTCAGCAGAGTACCTGGTGCCATCCGTAGACATGCCCGCTTTTGGAGCAATCTTCATCAAAGCCATATTATTGACCTTCTATAAATTCTGTCTTTCTTGTGCATTAACATCTGTCTTGTTTATTGCTTGCGACTCTTTCTTTAAGGTTTTCTGCTTCTGTTTCGACTGCTGCGAGGCGTTCCCCATGAGTATCTACCTTTTCTCCAATACGATTTACAGTGCGCTCTATCTGAGCGAGGGACTGTTTAGCCCCATTTAGTCCAGCTTTGACTCCGCCATAGGCGGCCCCTGCTGCTGCTGGAATGGCGAGTAAGGATATTAATGTCGTCATCTCAGTCTCCATCTTCTACGTCTTCAGGTTTCAGAGGCTCTAAGATCGGCCTTCCATCCGAGTCTGTCCAAGACGTTTCCATCATATGTTCATCTTGTCTTTCAGCTACAACGAGCCACGATACTGTGTCAAAACTAGTCGTGTCTTTGCAGGTGATAATCAGGGTTGAGCCTGACACTGATCCTTTGAGTGCAGACCAACCTGTTTCGTTCTGTAAGAACACCTGTGGATCACGACACAGTAGCTCCCAAGTGCCATCAGTCATTCCAACCGATTCATCCAGATCAACGCTTGCACTGCCGTTTGCCAGAATTACCGAACCCCTATACTGGAGATCGGCTCTGGGGGATTCCATGAATGAATGTACGAGGGAATGAGTGTCCTTCATTGAAGGCAGTGGATGGTCAATCTTGAAGCTACCAGAACCCTTCGCTAATGCTCCTCCGACAGTTACATCCTGTCCAGAAACCATCAACGCGTAGGTACTGTGGAGCGTAGCATTGCCAGTCAGATACCATTTCTCATCAGCACCTCTGACTCCATGTTGCCAGAAATAATCTCCGCCTTCGTAGTAGTTAACTGTCGCTGTTGCACCACCAGCCGCTCCCATAATCTTAAAAGCGGGATTCGCTACGCCAGAGAACTCGTAACCAGCAGTTCCTCCAACTGTCACTTGTACTGCGTCTGCTGACGATTCGTTGATAAAAGTATTTCCACCACCATCTAGGTAAATCTTGTTTGTAGCTGGAATAGTAATATCAGCACCAGTAGTGACTGCTCCTGTAAGCAGAGATGTCCCACTGACATCCAAGGCACCATTTAGGTCAAACGTAGTGGTGGTCATTACGCTTCGTGGGCCATACAAGTCCAGCACTGTGGTGGCGGCTCCATTAGTTATAACATTGAACAGCATCTCGCCATCTTCTGTGCCGTCTGTTACATCTATTGATTTGGTGGTAATCATTGAATAGGTGACTAGTTGATCTGCATCGTTGCGTCCTTGGGAGTAAATTCTACCGATAGCATCGCCATCTGCTGGGGAGGCAGTGTCTCTGTCCAATAGCATAAGCGGTCCAGCACTAGCGTCAGCATCGGTGCATATCAACTGTAGGGCAGCAGAGTTGTCAGCGACTGTAACTGAAACATTACTACTGAATGTGCCAGTACCGTCAACTTGTAGTGTGGATGCCATATCTACTGCACCGTCTATATCCACTACATCTAAATTTGTGGTTCCATCAACGTCAACGTCTCCAGAGATGTCTAAATTGGTGAATACTGAGGTTCCAGCCGCAGTAACAATTCCTGTAGTAGTAAGATTTTCATCACCAAAAGTAATAGCACCAGAGCTATCTGTGACACTTCCCGAGCCAATCGTAAGTGTTCCTGCTGTCAAGGTATCGAACCAACCCTTTAGCCATCTAACTCCGGTAGAACCTAAACTGTCTGTGCTGTCTGTGTCTGAAATAATAGTTGAACCACTTGTGATTCCACCAGTCGCTACCTGTGTAGCTGTTGTAGTTAAAACACCTGTAACCAACGCAGTGGTCGCCATATCTACTGCACCATCAATGTCTACTACATCTAGGTTAGTCGTACCATCAACATCCAAATCACCGTTGAAATCTGCGTTTCCTGCCAAAGTCAACGTAGTCGCCATGTCTACTGCACCGTCGATGTCTACTACATCTAAGTTGGCTGTACCGTCTACATCTAAGGCACCGTTAAAGTCTACATTACCAGCTACAGTGAGTGTGCTACTTAGTTCTAGGTCAGCAAATGCATCTAGTACTGCTGCTCCACCTCCAGCACCATCTGTAAGCACTGCTGCTATCTTACCATTACCTATGGTGATGTTAGCACCAGAACCCTGGCTAATAATAATATTCTGTGAGCCGCTGGTAGCATTCTCAATCAACCAAACCTTATTCACAGTATTGGGTGCAATCGTAATCGTACAAGCAGAGTCTAAAGTACCTGTGTACTTAAGGAAGATCGCACGACCTTCATCTGCTGCACCATCTGCTATGGTGGTAGTATGAGTATCAGCGTTAGTGGTAATGGCTTCTGTGCCAGAACCAAACGCATCAGCTATTAGCTCTAAGTTTGTATTGGTCTTAGTTCCCCAAGTACCCGACTCATCACCAGTAGTGATTTCTAAAAGTCTCAGGTTGTTAACATATGTTCCCATGTCTTATTCCTATTTGTTATGTAACTATATTTTCCCAACTTGGTGTCTGCGAATCTGATACCACAGACCAACTTGGTGTCTGCGAATCTGATACCGCAGACCAGCTTGCTGTTTGTGAATCATCTATTAATCCCCAGACATTTACGCCTGTCATTCCTGTTGTTGCCAATACTCCAGTAACACTTGTCGATACACCAGTACCACCAGTTGCTGTTACTGAACTTACTGCACCTGTTCCTGCCAATCCGGTAACTGTAACATTTCCATGACCCGTAACCGTTACTGAACTTACAGCACCTGTTCCTGCCAATCCAGTAACCGAAACATTTGCTGTTCCTGTTACAGTAACGCTTCCTACTGCACCTGTTCCTGCTAATCCAGTTAGAGTAAAAGAGTTATTTGTATTGCCCCAGGTATCTGCACCCCAGGTACCTCTGCCCCATCCAACGGCAGACATGTTAAGCTATGCGAATAATTGCATTGCTCGCATCTGCCGCAGGAAATGCAATTGCAAATGTTCCAGCACTGGCACTCTTGTCTGCACCAAAGTCCAAGACCAACACAGATGTATCACCGGTAGTATCTTCATTAAAGATTAAAGCACCCCTAGCCGTAAATGTTGCAGTAGTCCAAGATGTATCTGCAAAATCTGTTAGAGCGGTAGTACCACTAGATGATGGATCTATTCTTGTAAGTGTATTTCCTTTGGCAGTATAGTTTGTACCACTGATCTCATTAGTAGTAGCGTATGCAGTCGTTGAGGCACTCATCGTTGCACTGCTTGTATAGAGTGCGATCTTAAAGGTGTTTCCACCAGAAAGAAGGAAGTTATGCTTCGCTTCTAATAACTCTTTCTTAAAAGACGTACACATTGCCTGGGTAATAGCCATTATAGTTTCTCCACGGAATTAGCTAAATCATTGTGACCTGCTGAACGTAGCAGGGTTATTACTTTGGAGCGATCCTCTTTAATCGCTTGCCATATAAAATGTTGTACTGCTTTGTGTACATAGTCTTTAAATTGCGTTGCTTGCTCTGCAATAGCTGGATGAGCAGTCTTTCCTACAGAAATGATTGTATCCGCAGCTCTCTCGGCCCAATGACTTGGCCCAAGGTTACTATTCTGACTAGTTGTAACCTTTACGTCTCCTACTTCACTAAAATTTAACATTAACTAGCCGCCATCCTTATCATACCATCTCTATATTCATCCCCAGTCATTCTGCCTTCAGCCTCGAGTTTTAATAATTGCAACGCTTCATTGTACCGTTGCTGATACATCTGCATAATATCAGCCTCACCCTTCATATAGATATAAGCTTCGACTAGAGCACCATGAAGTAATACCGTATCTGCATTTGTTCCTAGCCACGAAGTACTATCCGTAACAATCGAATTCGGCTGATAATAATAATGCAACTCTGTTGTATAGTCTGCATCAGGAGTAGGCCCGACAATAAATTTGTCGCTACTAAATAAACCATAATATTTGGGTGTACCTTCTGTGGATGAGTTTGGATATGTTGACCTTATAAAGTTTGAATCTTTATTCACCAAAAATATTTGATTACTACTATTTGTTACTGATAATGAAAGTGGAAACAAGAAGTCTGCTGGCGTTGATAGGTATTCATTGCCATCCGTCATCGTACCAGCAACATTTTTCCTATTAATCGGAAGATTAACCGACCTATATATCCTTTGTTCTGCTTGTTTTATGAACGTAGGAATCGCAGCAGTGAAATCTGTACCAGTATTATTAGTATAATCCTGAATAGCTGCTGTTAATTCAGTATAATTCATGTTGTCACCTTTACGTTTCCAGCATGACCACGCGCAATAATGTTACCCGTTGCACCTGCATTGCCGTTACCTACTGGATCAAAAGCATATAACTTTCTGCTATTGTCCTGTGATGTATCTGGCCTCGGGTCTTTAAGAGCCTCTGGATCTGCATAGTCGCCAAGTCTACCTAAGAAATTTTGAGGCTGGTCCTCGTCAAGCATGTTGCGACCGACCATAAGACCAGTCATGCGACCCGCTTTCACTTGAGGAACCAAGTCCTTCAATTTATATCTAAATCCGGTGCGATCACAGAATCCAAACGCGTATTTTCCATTTGCAAAACGTGCCATTAGGAGTAACCCCCAGGTACAAAGTGTACCGAAGCACGATCACGATCTTCTTGCTGGGCTAAGTCCCACTGAAATTCATATTCAGCCTTGAGCTCACTAGAACGCATAAATGCTTCTGGATATTTTTGAGACAGCCTAAATGCAAGACCTGAAACTAATGCAGGTAGAAATCTTGCTGGTATATCGGGGTTAATAGAACCTACTACACCAGTATCTTCTATACGCCTTATTCTTTGATACCCAAATGTGTACACCTTATCTGGTGTAGGCCACAAGTACGCTACTGGTGCATCCCGTTGTTTATCAATGAAGATATTTACTGGACGACCCTCAGTAAGTTTATTGGGTATCGTTGAGTATTGAGATACACTAAAGCGAGATAAAGGTAAATCATTTTGAGATGTACCTGATCCATCACGAATCCAATGCTCAATAAGATCTATCGTATCTGCTGGTAGCGTAACAGAAGGAGTACTAGCAACTGTACTTGCAGTCCCTTCTTCAACACACCAAAAGTTTAATCCACGATTTGCCCACTCCATGCTCAATAAATTAAGAGAGCGACGAGCAGTAGACATATCATATCCCGTCTTTAGTTGAATACCGCACCGTTCAAATGCCTCTTCAACAACTTCCGAGATATCAAGATTAAATGTTGCAGTTCCTGACGTAGCCACTATCTACCTACCTTTTTCATGGCTTTTTTATGAGCGACAGTAAACGACGAACCTGTTGCCATAGCTTTACGCATAGCCGCCATATGCTTTTTCGTATGATGTTCAGAATGTTTCTTAAGCGCATCTGTTTGCCTCTTCGTTAGTTTTTTTGTAGGCATAATTAATTCTTTCTAAATTTTTCAAGAGATTGTTGCTCAAACTCTACCACATCACCTGGTGTTTTAGAACCATTTTTTATTATCCCACCACTTCTCATCCTAGCATAATCTTGCAATGAACCATTTTTACTAAATGCATTCGTTACAGATTTTTTTATCATACCATTATTCTTGTCGCTTTTGAAAGGCATTATTCGTAGCTCTTGCCCATCTTCAACATAATAGCATAGCGATCACCAGACGCATGTCCTACCGTAGTAAACATAACGTCACCAGTTGGACTGGATGCATTGTTAATAATCGGTCCAGCCATCCTAAAGTCAAAGTATCCATATCCACTAAGAGTCCATGCGATTACATCAGTCGAAGCATCCCACATCAAGTCTACACTCATGCCATTGCATTCATACCAGACACATTGAATGGACACTCCAGTGCATGCAGCACCTGAGCCTGATTGGGTTTGTAGTGCGGAGACGTCCACCTTCTTAACAGCAGCTTCGCCACTACCATCAGAAATATTGGTGAACTTCATTACGACAGATTTGTCGCC